TCAACCCACGTCGTTAAGTCTTGTAAAGTTAATCCCATGTAAGCCAAAATAGGCAATAAAACAGCTAACAGTACTTGCACAAAAAATTGTGGGTTATTAAGTCTTACTTTCCAGTTAATTTTCATTTATCTCACTCCTTTTTATAATGGTGGTACCGTTTCTGACGCGTTTTGTGCTATCCAAATGACTAAGCCTAACCACGACACAATAACAGCAGTGATAACTCCATATACCATTTTATCGATTTTATCCAATCGTTTATGTGCTGTTACTACACTACCCTCGTTTGCGTATATCCTCGTGTTGTGGTCGATGACCATCGCTTGCATTTCTTTTATGTTCCGTACCTCCGTTGTTAATTCCCTGATGTCCAATCTGACGTTTGTGACATTTTCATTCATGTCTTTTATCTCTTTTTCCAATATACTGACACTCCCGTCAATCATGTATTTGCCACCCCCAAAATAAAAAGAGTAAGATTACTCCTGCTATATAATATCCTCATATCCAATACTCCCCGTAGTACCTGACTTGCTAATCATATTAATATAATCTCCTAGCCTACCCTTACCTAATCTACCACCGCTATCAACAGTAAAACTAGTGTAAAATCCATCCTTACCAAAACTATGAGCTATCTCTGTTATCAGTCCTAGTGTAGTAGTTCCGTCATTATCAATTATCGTTGCCTCATCTCCAACCAATAGCTGTGGTCTAAGAGGTCCATTAAAACTTTCTATTTTACCAACATTCTCTAACCTGTTAGCAACTTCTAAAGCAATAGCTTGAGCATTCGATAAACTAGTTCCATCTGAGATTTTAACGAACAAAGTTTTGTTCGATTGAAGATTCCAGCCTGAAAATACTGATACATTCTCATATACTTCAATATTCCATTTTCCGTCATGAACGCATACCTTGCGATATGATCCTTGGTCATCTCTATCTATTTGCCTCGAAAATATATCTTTATTACGATAGAAATTATATATTCCTCGCTGTGGAAATAATCCATAACTAGGACTACCAACAATTATTTCACCTTCGTGAGTTTCTTCCATCTTCCAATTTACCATTGATTTAAATATTTCCTCTAAAGATCCTAAAACCTCTTTATTCGGCTCAAATTCAAATCTTCTTTTTTCAAGGTTATTTTCAACCTCATATTGATCAATATCCAAGTTAGCGTTTCTAAGCATGTCATTTATTATAGTTGTAATTTCCTTGTAACCAGTGTAGTTGTTCATATTGAGTGTCTGGTCTTTCAAGGCTTTACCTATCAAATTCCTACCATCTACTGATGCTTTTTCTGATAATATATTGTATTGTGACCTGTCAATGTAATAACTACCTAAATAAATCTCTTCAAAATCATCACCTGCTGAGAATTTAAACACTACTTTAGCACCTGGACTTAATAAGCTAGCCTTCTCGTTGATAGCTACATTGCCTTCTATCTCTGTCTCTTTATCGATTGGATTTTCAAGCGACAAAGTGAAACTTGCTATAGGTGTATCAATCCCGAATCTTATGCTACCCGAATTAAGATAATTACTCATATCTTGCTGGAATTCATATATAATCATCTTTTGAGCAATTGGTGTAACATAACTACCTACAACACCAAAGCCTGTTAAAGTTTTAATCTCTAACAGGCTTATGTTAGCATCAGGCGATATATTATTTTCTTCTAGCCATTCAGCATTATTAAACTCTCCATTTTTGATTTTAGCTGAAGGTTTCCCATATAATTCTCCATTCTTGATATAAAATTGTTGTCCCTCTGTGTCTGGAAATTGAAGAAAATCGGGGTAATTCCCTACCCCTATTTCTCCGTATTTTTCTATTATTAGTTGCATAAGATCACCTCTCTTATACGCCCTCTCCAAATTGGATTGCAAATGAAGCATCTATAACTTGATTTGTTGTTTTGTGTACTCCTTTAACTGTGTAGTCTACTGTTAAAACTGCCTCTTCTGCAGGAACTGTGTCAAATATAATGTCTGCTTGTGTTATATATTGGCTATCATATATTTTAATATATGGGCTTGCACTACCTGTTGCAACTGCAAGAACTGTTCCATCTAAACTTAATGCTACTGACTGACCATCTGCTGGCATATTTGGTGGAGTTGCTCTTTCTGTCCAACCATTACTCCAATCATATATTTTAATATATGGGCTTGTGGTATATGTTGCAACTGCAAGAACTGTTCCATCTGAACTTAATGCTACTGACTGACTATAACTTGGCATATTTGGTGGAGTTGCTCTTTCTGTCCAACCATTACTCCAATCATATATTTTAATATATGGGCTTGCACTACCTGTTGCAACTGCAAGAACTGTTCCATCTAAACTTAATGCTACTGACTGACCATTTGCTGGCATATTTGGTGGAGTTGCTCTTTCTGTCCAACCATTACTCCAATCATATATTTTAATACGTGGGCTTTGATATGTTGCAACTGCAAGAACTGTTCCATCTGAACTTAATGCTACTGACTGACTATAACTTGGCATATTTGGTGGAGTTGCTCTTTCTGTCCAACCATTACTCCAATCATATATTTTAATATATGGGCTTGTGGTATATGTTGCAACTGCAAGAACTGTTCCATCTGAACTTAATGCTACTGACCGACCATCTGCTGGCATATTTGGTGGAGTTGCTCTTTCTGTCCAACCATTACTCCAATCATATATTTTAATATATGGGCTTTGATATGTTGCAACTGCAAGAACTGTTCCATCTGAACTTAATGCTACTGACCGACCATCTGCTGGCATATTTGGTGGAGTTGCATAGTCATTGAACATACTTTTTTCTGCTAGTGTGAAAGCTGTTGTTGCTACTCCATCAGCTTTTACTGTTAGCGTTCCACTCTTTAGATTCTGAGAAGGCATTGCGAAAGTTCTTGTGGCTCCATTTCCTACTCCTAATGGAACATTTGTGTAAGCTCTACCTGCATGTATCCCTGTTGCTGGAAACCTTAGCTGAAAAATATTGCTAAATTCTAAAGCTAGTGCATTTCCATTTGCTGTATTGATATCAAACCTTGGTATATTTGTTTTCCGTTTTTTATTTGCAACGTCTGCTGTCCAAGTTGCACTAGGCGTTGAGCCTAGTCTTGCAAATGCAAAAGGTATAGGTAGAAGACCAAAACTTCCTGTAGGTGCTGAACTGCCACCTATTAAATAATTCATTAAAGTATTTGTATTATTATTTACCCCTAGCCAGTCTATGTCTATTGATGTGTCGAAAGTTACATACACAGTTGCGTATATAGTTACTACCTCTGTATCTGTTTTCGTTATGCTGATAGGGTTTCCCTCAGCATCTTTAATCATAGCGTGTGTCATTAAATAACTTGATGCCGAACCCCGCGCTATTCCAACTTCAGTTATTGTTTGCCCTACATACTCCTCTGGATTTAAAACAATTTTTCTTTTCCAAGATGATATTGGAATTGCTTTTACAAGCTCTTCGTTAACTGCTGTCTTAGTTCCTAGATGTGTAAACAAACTTGTTCTAGTTGCCGATGGTGCTCCTGTTCCTGTTCCAAAGTTAATATTGGCAAAGTAGGAACTACCACCACAAAGCCTAGTATAAATTTGATCTAGTAAAATATTCTCTCCCCAGCCTGTTTGGGTTTCTACACCTGTGTTTATGTTTCTTGAGAACACATCAAACCTATTGTGTATCTTTATATTCTGTTTAACTTCCATTCTCTCGCCTCCTATACATTAGTGAATACTATGTTAGATATTCCAACAGTTATATTTTATTCAGATATCGCTAGGGTATAAACTATCTCTGATATATCATATTTGTTATAAATTCCTGCACTTGGAGAAAAATTGTATCCTGTCATTGTCATTTTTTATCCTCTTTTTTTTTTACAATGGTATATCTGCAATTTTCGTTACTACAAAACTTATATCTGCAATACCAACTTCAATATTATCCTCTCTAAAGGCATTTATATAACTAACTTCTGAAACATCAAAAGCTAAGTCTATTATACCTACAGTAATATTCTCTTCCGTTTGGTAAATCGGGGGCTCTAAATCTGGTGTAAATTCAAAATTAAAACTTTCAATTATAAATCTACTTCCTTCATTCAGACAATCTAATTCTAAAACAGCTCTATCATAATCTATAAACATATTTCCAGAAGCACTAGAAAAGTTGGGCATATTAAATAATATTTCTGCTCTATTTATTCCTACTTCTGTGGTAGTTATAAAAAATTCTGTGCTCAACGAATCTGTAATTGTGAAGGCATTTTTAATAGCTGTCAAATCTATATCTGGAGCTATTTCATAATTAAATTTTAACGATAATTGTATCTCACTACCTTCTGGATTCTCTACTGATACAACTTCTGGATAAATAGGACCTGCAATATTAAACCAGAAATCAGATATACCTGTTGTTATATTTTCATCACTATAAGCTTCTTTATATTCAATTTCATATACTGCAAACTCTATATCTGCTATTCCTAAACCAATAAATTCTAGTGGTGATGCCATTCCTGCCCAGTTTCTATCTGTAATATACCAAAAAAATTTACCTGTACTATCCCCTATTATAAAACCTATCCTATAATCATTTGTAATAAATAAGTTTAGAGAAACTGCTGTTCCTGTAAATTCAGTTAGTTGTTTTTCATACTCCCAAACTATAGTTCCATCAGTTTGATCAGCATAATTTCTATACCAAACTGTTCCATCAGTCTTGATGTAAGCAACTACAATTCCTTGGTCTAAATATTCAAGAGTTGCATTTTTCCAACCTCTTAAAGCTCTGACAGAAGATATTCCTGTAGACAATTCTAATTTACTAGTTTCATCATCCCAATGTTGAGCTTGTAGTTTATTATTTCCATCTACCCATACAATCCAAGGCTCCACATCTGTAACTAATCTCCATAGCTTCCTATACCTTTCCCAATGGCCATTAAAAGCAATAGCAACATTTGAGCCAGTCCCTAAAGTAAATTGATTTTGCCATCCTATTTTTAATTTATCTGGATATTCCCTTATCGCTGTTCCTACTACTCCATTATCAACGTGTATTTCGTATATTCGATTAGGTGGACCTTTGACTTTGAATCGTCTAGGAGCAAGGCTTATATCTCCCAATCCTGGTTTTTGCCTAATAATTTCAACGGTCCAATAAGTATAGTCCATAATGGTTGTTTTGGCTCTAGCGACTGCAACTCGCATCTTAGGATTAGCATTATTATATATTGTCTGATTCTGTGAATTTATCTTAGAAAGTAAGGAGGGGTCTATACTTCTCATATAGATCCCTCCTCTGAAATGTCAAATCTTAAACTACATGTATAGTACCTGTTTGATTCAATTTTATGTCTAACAGTTATCCTCACCCACGAATGTTCTGAAATATATCCCTTGTAAAATTTATCATCTATAATTAGCTTTAGCATTTCATTTATTGAATAAGCATTATTTATTATATTAACTTGCAAATGATTGGATAGGATTTCAAAGTTAAAATATTTCTGAGGATCTCCAATTATTTGTACGTGCTTACTCCCATCAAGTAACTTATTTTCGATTCTAATTCCCTCGAAAGAGGTAGGAGACAAGGACTTAATTCCAGTACTTATTTTTATTCCCTGTAAAGTTTCTAATTTTATCAAGTTCTTGCCTCCCTTCTGAGTTGATCCATTACCATGTCAACAACCCCAATAAATTCATTGTTATTGTTTACACCTTCAATTCTTATTGTCCCTGAGTGATTAATGCTAGCATTTGATGTGCTAGCATTACCCACGCCATTGACTGCAATATCCGACATAGATTGAGTTTGCTTTGCAATTTTATTTAAACTATTTCCAATACCGATAGCAAAACCTTCGCCTGTATACTCTCCCATTTCTTCCATTACCTTAGATGGTGATGCAATACCTAGAAGTTTCTTGGCGCCGGCTATAGCTCCACCGACAACACCTCCCACACTGTCCACAACAGATCGTGCCATACTACTAATACCGGCGATTAAACCCAAGATAATATCTTTACCCATTTGTTTCAAATCAATATCGGTGAAAAACGTTTCTACTTGTCCCCAAATTTCAGCGATTTTTTCTTTAGTTTCGACCATTTTATCACCAATAGCTGTTTTAATCTCTTGGAATTTAGCTGCCATTTTCATACCGAACTCTTTTGCTTTAACTACGATCGTATCCCAATTTTTCCATATTAGGACGCCGATTGCTATTAAAGCAGCGATAGCGGCGATTGCAATTAATACTGGGGCAGATATGGCTCCTATAACCCCACCCGCAATGGCAATAATAGGCGCTAAAGCTGAAAACAAACTCATAACCGCGCCGATAGCTACTGCCATTTGACCAAAAACAAATAATAAAGGTCCGATAGCTGCAACGATGGCAATTATTATTAAAATCGCTTTTTTCATCGTTGGAGATAGCCCCATAAACCATTCAATAAGGGCTTGAATTTTTTCAGCGAACGTTTTAATGGCAGGTATTAGATGTTCTTGCAGAGCTGGCAACAGTTTATCGGTTAATACAGGTATTAAGTTAGTGGCAAATTCCATAAAAGCACCTTTAACACCCTCTTGCAAATCCTCCATCGAGTCGTTAAATTCTTCTGCTTTTACCGCTGCTTCATCGCTCATTATATTACCTAGATCTCGTGCTTTTTGTCTTGTTGCTTCAAGTCCCTCTGCCCCATCTTCAAGCGCTGGCATTAACTCTCTGCCTAGCTTAGTACCGAATAATTCTGTGGCCGCTGCCGCTCGATCTTGTTCATTAGAAATCTGACTTAACCCTTCTACCGCTTGCATCATTGCCTCGTCAGTGGTTAACGTGCCATCCGCTAGAGCTTTCATATCAACTCCAGCTTTTTCTAATGCTTCGCTATACTTGTCAGACCCGTCTCGAGCTTCACCAATCCGAGTATTTAAGCGGCCTAGTGCTTTGTCTGTATCTTCCGCACTTAATCCCGTTTGGCCTAAAGCATATTGATACTCTTGATAAGCTTCGGTAGATACACCCATCTTCCTAGCGTTTTTTGCCGCTGCATCTGCAGACTCTGCCGTTTTACTGATAAACACGCCGAGGGCTGCCGCGGCCCCGACGATCGGCAACGTAACATTTTTAGTCATAGTAGATCCGGCGCTTTTCATCTTCTCGCCTGACTTTTTAAAACTTTCACCTGTTACCGCTGCTTTATCAGCTAACTTTTCTAAACTTGTTTTTGATGTTTCAACTTGACTTTCAAAGTGTTTTAATTTGCTTTCAGTTTCTACAATTTCGCGCTGGAAAGCTCTATATTGTTCTTCTTTAATATCGCCGTTCTCGAATTGGCGTTGTACCTCTGCTTCAGCATCTTTTAGCTGGTTCAATTTATTTCTGGTAGTTTCAACTTGATCACCGAGTAGTTTTTGTTTTTGCGCCAACAATTCAGTGTTCCCAGGATTGAATTTTAGTAATTTTTCAACGTCTCGAAGTTCACCTTGGAGATCGCGACTTTGCTTATTAACACCTTGCAACGCTTTGTCTAAGCCTTTTGTTTCTCCGTCTAATTCTATCGTTATTCCTTGTATCCTCTTAGCCATTTTTTCACCTCCGATTAAAAGGAATTAAAGTCAGATTGTGTTGCTTGTCGTGTTTTATTTGCCTGCGGATTTTTACGACTAACGTATTCATCCATATAATCTAGACACATTCCAATAGTCATAATTTCCAAGTCGTCATAATTAAGTCCGCAAGTCTTACACATAAATAAAAAGGAATCGGTAGTGATTGGATCACCGTCCGATTCCTCATTTTCTATTTTTTTTTACTGCTTAACGAGCTCATCATCAACTCTTGTAATTCGGGTAGTATCTCCATTAAAGGAAATTCTTCGAATGTGTCTAGCCATTCCAGCGGCTCGGAAATGGAATTATCAGCTGTTTTTGCAAGTGTCCAACAAATATTATAAAAGACTTCCATGTCCAAGCTTTTCAAATCTTCATAGCTTGGGTTTTTTTTATTTTTTATTTTTGTTAATCCTTCCATCT